GGGGGGGGGGTGCTTATCAGCCTCTGGAGAGCCGCAAGGCGAACCTTCCGGCGACTGATGGCGAAGCTCCGCCGACAACTGAATAAAACCATTTAAGGGCAGGCTGGAAACGGTCTGCCCTTTCACTTTGCAATGAAAGGAGGACGCACAATGGCAGCCACAGCGAAAAAAACGGGCGCAGGAGCAACGAAAGCCGCAAAGACGGATAAGAAGACACCCACGAAGAAAAAGCCCGCCAAAAAGCCCGTGAAGCCCACAGAGGAGATGCCGGAGAACATCTGGGAGAAGCTCCCCACAGAAAACGTCAACCAGTATGCTCAATTCGCCGCATACAGAGACATGGCGTACAAAGGCGGCGCGGAAGCGGTCGACGAAAAAGGGCGCGTCACTTACAACCGCCGAACTGAGAAGCGAAGCCTGCGGAGGCTGGCGACAGAACTCAACCTCGCCAATTCCCGACCGCTGGAATTGCTCTCGGTCAAATTCGACTGGCAAAGCCGCGTCGAAGCCTACGACATAGACCTCGACCGCCGCGCCAGACAAGCGCAGGAGGAAGCGGTCATAAAGATGCGCGAAGATCACGCGCTGCTGGGGGCGCAGATGATCCGCAAAGCCTTGTCGCGCCTTCTCAAGATGCCGGAGGAAGAAATCTCCGCCGGAGACCTTGTGCGGCTGGCGGATGTCGGGGTAAAAATCGAGAGGTTAAGCCGAGGCGAAAGCACCGAGAACCAGAACGTGAGCGGCAAGGTCGCCCACGAAGGAACCGTCAAGGTATCGGTCGAAACGCAGGCGAATCTGAAAGACCTCTCGGACGAGGAGCTGGCGCAGCTTGAACAGCTACTGGGAAAAGTACATCAAAAGCCCAGCGTTTGACGTTTCCGCCCTGCAGAACGCCATACAGCGCGAAAAAGCAGAGCGAAGCCTCGGCGCATTCATTCAGCAGGCGTGGGACGTTATCGAGCCGGGAACAACCTACATCGACAACTGGCACATCGAACTGATAGCCGAACACCTGCAGGCGGTCAACGACGGAGAACTCCGGCGGCTGATCATCAACATACCACCCCGACACATGAAGTCAATCGAAGCCACCGTCTGCTACCCCGTGTGGACGTGGACGAAAAGCCCAGAGAAACGCTTCATCAAGGTATCGTACAGCGACAGCCTCTCCCGAAAGCACAACATTCTATCGAGAGACATCATCCGCAGTCCGTGGTACCAGGGCAACTGGGGCGACCGCTTCGTGCTGAAGGACGACGTAAACCGACAGAACGAATTCGAGAACAACCACCACGGGATGATGTTCTCCACCAGCGTCGGCGGCGCAATCACAGGTAACGGTGCAGACGTAATCATCATAGACGACCCCCAGAACCCGCTCATGGCGAATTCAGAGACCGAGCGGCAGAACAGCATAGACTTCTTCAAAAACACGCTCCAGACCCGTCTGAACGACCCGAAGACTGGCGCGTTTATCATAATCATGCAGAGGCTGCACGAAAATGACCTTACCGGCTACATTCTCGCGGAAGACCTCGGCTATACGCATTTATGCCTACCGGCAGAAGCACCGGCGCGGACGATTATCACTTTCCCGAAGACGGGGCGGCAGGTCGTCCGAGAAGAAGGCGACATACTCAACCCGCAGCGTTTCGACCACGAAGTCCTCGCAGGGCTGAAAAAGAGCATGGGCAGCCTGCAATACGCCGGACAGTTTCAACAGGTGCCAGCACCGGCGGAAGGCGTAATCTTCAAGCGCGAATGGCTCCACAACTTCTACAGCGACGGAGCAGCACCGCAGACCACCGACATCCAGTCGTGGGATATGGCATTCACGAAAAGCGAAGGCTCGGCGAAGGTTGCGGGCTTCGTTATGGGGCGCAAGGGTGCAGACATCTACATCAAAGACCTTGTAAACGACAAAATGACCTTCACGGAATCCGTGGCAGCGGTCAGAACCCTCTCCGGCAAATGGAGCAGAGCCAGAGCGAAGGTAATCGAGAATAAAGCGAACGGACCCGCAATCGTTGACCTTTTGAAAAAGGAAATCGCTGGAATGGTTGAATTCAACCCCAAAGGAAGCAAAGAGGAACGCGCGATCAGCGTAACCCCGTACTTTGAGGCAGGAAATATCCACTTTCCAGACCCGAAGACGCACCCGTGGGTGGACGATCTCATCCGCGACCTGCTCATCTTCCCGAAAGGCACCTTCAAAGACACCACCGACGCGCTGGTGCAGGGCATTCTTTATCTGATGGATAAACCAACCACATCGGGTCCACCGAGGACGACTGCGCTCACCAAAAACAGCTACTGGCGCGGGAAATAAGGCAACATCATACAAGCACCGTGCAAGCATTATAAAAGCACATAACAAAAACTGCCTTAAACCTTAAACCTTATACCCTAAACCTTAAACGGATATACCTTAAACCTCATACGGGCAAACCGCACCCGCCTACCGGCTGGTGCTTTTGCAAATAAAACCCAGAAGAAAGGAGGAAATCACATGGGCAATTCACTCAAAGAACTCGGTCGCCTCGGTCAGAAACGATACGGCGGCTTTTTTTACGAAGAATTCCTGCGAGAGCTGCAGGGCAAAAAAGGAATGGCAGTCTACCAAGAGATGAGCGAAAACGACGACACCATCGGCGCGATCCTTTTCTCGATAGAAATGCTCATCCGACAAGCGTCGTGGGACGTTCAGCCCGGAGGAACGACACCGGCGGACGAAGAAGCGCGAGACTTCGTACTGTCGTGCATGGACGACATGAGCGACACATGGAGCGACACGATCTCCGAAATCCTATCCTTCCTCACATACGGATGGAGCGCACACGAAATCGTCTACAAGCGCAGGTGCGGAAAGCGAAGCGACCCGCAACTCCGAAGCAAGTACACCGACGGCTTGATCGGCTGGCAGAAGCTCCCTATCCGAAGCCAAGACACGCTCTACGAATGGCTGTACGATGACAACGACAACATCAGAGGCATCATACAGAACCCGCCTCCCGACTTCGGTTTTATCGAAATCCCCGTCGAGAAGCTGCTGCTCTTCAAGACCAAGAGCCGCAAGGGCAACCCCGAAGGGCGCAGTATTCTGCGTAACGCTTACCGCGACTGGTACTTCAAGAGACGCATTCAAGAGATAGAGGGCATCGGCATCGAAAGAGACCTCGCCGGTTTCCCTGTTCTCACCGCGCCGGAAGGGCTGGACATTTGGAACGCAGAAGACCCCGAAATGGTGGCGATCAAGAACGCCGCCGAGAACATCGTCCAGAATATCCGCAGGGACAGCCTCGAAGGGCTGGTCGCACCGAACGGCTGGGAATTGAAACTTCTCACGTCCGGCGGTCAGCGGCAGTTTGACACCAGCGCAGTCATTGAACGGTACGACAGCCGTATGGCAATGACCTGCATGGCGGACTTCATTCTGCTCGGACACCAGAACGTCGGCAGCTTCGCCCTTTCGAGCGACAAGACGAAGATGTTCTCAATGGCAATCGGCAGCTACCTCGACATCATCTGCGAGGTTTTCAACAACCAGGCAATCCCTGCGCTTATCGACATCAACGGCGACTACTTCTCCGGCATCACGGACTACCCGACATTGACGCACGGCGACGTGGAAGACGCGAACCTCGAAAAGCTCGGCGATTACATCAGCAAGATGATCACCTGCGGCGCACTCATTCCCGACGAGAGCGTGGAAGACTTCGTGCGCGAACAGGCGGGAATGCCGGAACGCCTCGAAGACTGGGACGAAGCCGAGGACACATCCGCCAGCGACGGTGGAACAGACCAAAACGGCAACCAGCAGAATGCAGGTGCCACACCCTCCGCAGATGAGCCGCCCAAAGGCACCGCCGGAACAACCCGCACGACGGGCAGCGAAGACGACCTCGACGACGGCGACGAGGAGGATACCGAGGACGACGAAAAGGACGACCTCGACAAAGCAAGAGCCGCACGAAAACGGCTGGGGAGGCGAGGCGGATAATGCAGAAGCGCAAACCACAACGGCTGGTAAAAGCCAAGCGTAAAACCAAAGCGCAATACAACGCGCTGCACCGCCTCAATTCCTTTATCAATGGCAACGACAAGAAGCTCGTGCGCTTTCTCGTGACCATGTGGAAAGACCAAGAAGCAGCTATCACCTACAAGGAACTGCGCGAAGCCATTCTCGTGGGAACGCTGACAGAGGAAACATTCAAAGCGTGGCAGGAAGACTATGCGGTCTTCTTCAACCGCTATCTGAAGGACATCCTCGAAGGCGCAACGACCACCGGCGGCAAAGAGCTGGCGGCGGCAATTCTCTCCGGCAAGGACGTGTACACTCCGATGCTGACCGGCATCGACAACTGGATAACCGTCCACGGCGCGGAGTGGATCACACAAATGTCGGATGAAGCCAAAGAAGCCGTATCTTCGATGATACGATATAGCGCAAAAGGCAACATCGGCGTGGACGAACTCGCGCGAATCATCAGACCGACAATCGGGCTGACAGAACCGCAGAGCCTCGCCAACGCACACTACTACGAAAGCTGCCGCGAACGGCTGAAAAAGCAACTCATGGAGAAATACCCGACCATGAAAGAAGCCACAGCCGAGAAGCAGGCGGCGAAACGCGCAAGAGAATCCGCCCTGCGGTATGCCGGAAGACAGCACCGCGAGAGGGCGCAAATGATAGCCGAGACCGAACTCGCCTACGCTTATAACAAAGGCGCGGACGACGCAATCCACCAGGCACAGGACGCAGGTCTGATGCCGAGGATGAGAGCCAAGTGGAGTACAGCCGCCGACGAAGGAGTATGCGGCATTTGTGCCTCGCTTGACGGCGTGGAAATCGACCTCGGCGACAGTTTCGACTACAAAGGCAAGAGCCTCTACGGAGGACAGAAGCAAACCCCACCGGCACACCCGCGCTGCAGATGCGCTCTCTGCTATGTGGAGGTTGACGAATGAAAGGAGCGAAGAACATGGAGCAAGGCACAATCAACGGCTGCTTCAAAATTCAGAAGCACGACGACGATAAAAGAATCGCCTTCGGCTGGGCTTATCAATGCGTAACCAAGACCGGCGAGCAATGCGTAGACCACAGTGGCGACATTGTCGACATTGCCGACATGGAAAAAGCCGCCTACCGTTTCGTGAAATTCTACCGTGAAGGCAGCGACAACCACGAACGCGGCGGAATCGGCACCATGATCGAGAGTATGATGTTCACCAAAGAAAAGGCAGCAGCTCTCGGCATTCCCGACGGCATGATGCCGGAGGGCTGGTGGGTCGGCTTCGAAGTGACCGACGAGGACGTCTGGAAGAAAATCAAATCCGGCGTTTACAAGATGTTCTCCATCGAAGGGACAGCGTCCCGCGTGGAAATTTAACGATAGACCGAGAGGCGGCGAAAGCCGTCTCTTTGTTTATAAAAATTCCGCAGAAAGGAGGTAAAAGCAAAGATGCAGAAGCTCGAAAATTTGGAAATCACCAAAGTGGCGTTTGTGCCGGAGGGCGATAACAAGAAAGCGGATGTCCTGCTCTTCAAGAGCAAGCCCGCCGAACCAGCGGCAGCAGAGCCGCCTACCATTACCGCCACCGAGGCAGAAGCTAACGTCATGAAGCGCGTACTGCTTGCCATTGGTAAAGCCTTCGGCTTTGACAAGGCTGAAAGTACGAACAACAACGAGGGCGACCCGACTGCGGACAACAAAGGACAGAAGCAGGACCCCGCCGCCTCAAATACCACACCTGCCGGATCTACCGAAGACCCGGACAACAAAACCAAGAAAGGAGTCGATGAAGACATGAAAATCGACAAGAGCAAACTCACCGCCGAGGAACTGGCACAGCTCGAAGCCATCGAAAAGAAGGCTGGCGTGACCGAAGACCCGGCACCTGCCGCAACCGACCCCGCCCCTGCTACTGATCCTGTCAGCAAGCAGACGACCGGCACTCCTGCGGCCGCAGACCCCGCCGCCGAAGGCGACGACATCTACAAAGGACTGCACCCCGCAGTCGCAGCGGAGCTGAAAGAACTCCGCAAGAGAGCAGACGCTGCAGAGGAGCGCGAGCTTCAGAGCGTAGCGAAGAAGTACGAAATCCTCGGCAAGAAGCCCGACGAACTCGTCAAAACGCTGAAATCGCTCAAGAGCAACGGCGGCACTGCCTACGACGACATGATCGGCATTCTCGACGCTTCCCTCGCAGCCGTTGAGAAGTCCGGCGCATTCCGCGAAATCGGAAAGTCCGGCAGCGGCACACCCGACGCATGGGCACAGATTGAGAAGCACGCCGACGAAATCCTCAAGGCTGCTCCGACCATGACCCGCGCACAGGCTATCGACAAAGCCTGCGATCAGCACCCCGAACTCGTAGCCGAATACGAGCAGAACAGATAAGGAGGTACACGTAATGAGCTACTATGGAAATACCATCAATGACAGCCCCGTAATCGTGGGCAAAGCAACCGCAGCCCTCTCCGGCGCGGAATTTCTCGCCGTGAAGTTTGACGCGAACGGCGGAATCGTAAAAGCCAGCACCGCTGGCGAAGCTGTCCTCGGTCTCCTCCCTGCCGAGCAGGGCAACGTCGCAGCAGGCGACGACGTGACCGTACAGATCAAGGAATGCGGTCTCTGGAAGGCTGGCGCAGCAGTCGCTGCCGGTGCGCTTCTTACCGCCGACGCAGACGGAAAGTGCAAGACCGCCGCTGCCGGAAACTTTATTCTTGCGGTCGCGCTTGAGAAAGCGTCTGCCGCAGGCGACATCATCAAAGTCCAGATTTGCAAGGCTGGCTACGTCAACCCTGCAGCATCTCAGGGCTAATCAGAAGGAGGAATAAGCAATGAAAACCACTAATGCAGGCATCCAGTCCCAGATCGCAAAAGGCTGGAAGCCGAACAACTACCTCACGAACCTGTCGATGGCGTACTTTGCCAATCCGGCAGACTTCGTAGCGACGAAAATCTTCCCGATTTGCCCCGTCGCACAGAGCGCAAGCTACTACTACAAATTCAGCAAGGCAGACCTCGCTCGTGACAATGTGAGCCGCAAGCCTGCCTTCGGCAAGGTTCAGCCCGCGATCATGGGGCAGACCGACGACACCTACAAGTGCGAGGTTGACCAGATCATCGTCGGCATCGACCAGATCGGCACCCTCGACTTCCAGAGAAGCCACGCCCCCGGCGTCGCGGATCCGCGCAAGGCGAAGGTTCGCTTCGCAACCGAGCAGATGCTCCTGCACCAGGACATCCTCTTCGCGAAGAACTTCTTCAAGGCTGGCGTATGGAACAACGAGTACGCAGGCGTAGCCTCTACTCCGTCCGGCAAGCAGTTTTTGAAGTTTTCTGACAGCAACTTCGACCCCGTTCACTTCTTCGACCAGCTCAAGACTGAGATCAAGAAAAACGGTCGCCGCACTCCGAACAAGCTCGCCCTCGGCATTGAGGCTTTCAACGCCCTCAAAATCCACGGCGACATCGTGGAGCGCGTGAAGTACACCGGCAGCTCTGCCAACCCCGCCATCGTGAACGAGAAAGTCCTCGCCGAACTCTTCGGCATCAAGGAAGTCGTCGTTCTGGAATCCACCTACAACAGCGCAGGCATCGGCGGCGAGAACATGGACTTCATCTGCGACCCGAAGGGTGCGCTCCTCTGCTACGCAACCGACGCTCCCGCCATTGATGAGCCGTCCGCCGGTTACATCTTCACGTGGGATATGCTCGGCAACGGTCAGCCTGTGGCGTTCGACCAGTACGAGGGCGAAAAAGGTACCCACAGCGAGTACATCGAGGGCATCATGTCCAGCGACATGAAGAAGACCTGCGACGACCTCGCAATTTACCTCAAGGAATGCGTATAAGGAGGGAGAGCAGATGAACGGCTACATTGCATTGAAGGCAATCACTCTGAACGGCACCGAATATGCCGCAGGAGACCATATCCCGGCTGATGCCGTTCTCCCTTCCCGCGTTTCCGCCCTTGTGAGAACCGGCACGATTGCCGCCATCAACGCGGAGACCCCCGCTGTCGGCGCAGAATCGCCCGAAATTCGCACGAATGAGGTCGAGGGGGTAGATTTACCCATTAAGACCGAAGACGGCGTTCTGACGCTCACAGCGAGCCGTGAGGACATCGTGAAAGCAATCGAGGTGCTGCAGATGAACGCAGACGACGCGGCAGAAGCGGCGGCAACGATTGAATCCGACACCGCACTCATCATCATTGACGCTTGCGACAGCCGCAAGACCGTCCAGAAGGCGGTAAAAGCAAGAGCGGAAGAACTCCGCGACGGAAGCGAGGACGAAGCCGCCACCGAAGGCGGTGATGAGTAATGGCAAGACCCACCTACTCCTACGACCCGACCAAAATCGGCGAGCGCGGCAAGGATCGGATGCGGTTTGAACTCGGCGACACCATCACCGAAGGAGAGGGACAGGCGGCTGCACTTTCCGACGAGGAATACGAAGCTATTCTGGCAACCTACCCCGGCAGATGGAAACGCGCGAAACTGGCTCTCATCGAGAGCATCATGCGCCGGTTTTCCTACGAGGTCGACGAGAAGGTCGGACCCTTGTCACTTTCCCTCCGGCAGCGTTACGAGAACTGGAAAGCCATGCACGACCAACTGAAGAAGGAGATCGCAAGCATGACGGTGCCGAGTGCCAATCCCTCAGCCATTGACGGCGGGCATTACTTCTACGAAGGCATCCACAACAACCCGACCGCTGGCGGCACGGAAAAGGACGGTGATCGCCGTGGAATTTCATAGAATCGGCTTCAACCGCCCCGAAAACCTCTGGAAAGACTTCACCATCGAGACAAAGACGGAAACAACGTCAACCAGAGGACGCGCAAAGGAAAGCTACGGCGAAAAGCCGCCGATTTTTATTCACGCAATCCTCTGCGGCGCAACACCAGAGCAGAAGCTGCAATACCAGCAGATGGAACACCCGATAAGCCACGTTATAAGCCACGAAGGCAAGCCGAAAGCCAAACAGGGCGACCGGCTGATCCTTAAAGACCGCGCATTTTATGTGCAGGGCGTGGACGATCCGGGCGACCTCGGCATCTGGACATTGTACTACTGCGAGGAAAGGAGCGACACGCATGACGGAAATCAACTTCCAACAGATGGAGGCTGATATGCAGGCTCGCATTCAGCAGGAAATCAAGGACACGGACACGCTGGCGAAATCCTGTGCCGTCCGTGCATCCAATGAACTGCGAAACGCCGTCCTCAATGTCCTACGCGGACAGCGAAGCGGCAGGGTCTACAGAAAGCCACACTCCAAAGCCACCTACCGCGCATCAGCACCAGGCGAACCACCGGCGGTGCGGACTGGTATGCTCCGCATGAGCTGGGGCATGAAAGCCGTGGGAGACGGCAAAGGAACCTACACGGCGGGCATTTACTCCGACGTTCCGTATGCCGAAAAGCTCGACGAAGGAACGCCGCACGGGTACATCAAGCCCCGTCCGTTCAAGGAGAAGACAATAGAAGCCGCGCGACCGCGCGTCCTTCAGATTTTCTCCGTTTTCAAAACCAAGTGAGAGGAGGAACGCTATGCCGATTTTAACAACCAGCACAGAAAAGGCGTTCGACAAGGCGAAAATCGCCAAAGGCGACCTCATTAGAGCGAAGTACGCCGGATGGGATGAAGCCGTGAACGGGATCGTCGCCCGCGTGGAGGATACGGAAATCCGCGTCCTTTACGTCGGCACAATCACAAACGTCACGAACTACTTCACCATCAACGCCGACGAAGTGAGCGACGGCAAATGGGATATCTCATGGAGCCACGACCTCACCAAGACGGAAACGGAGGGCGAGGACAATGACGCTTGAAGACCTCATCTACAACCGACTGACCAAGAGCGACGACCTCCAGCGTCTGCTCGCGGTTTACGCCGGAAAGCCTGCAGTCTTCTACTTGACCGCGCCGGATGATAAGGCGATAGGCTGGAAGCAGCGCAAACAGTATCCGCGTATCGACTACGCGGTAGACCTGCAGCGCAATCCAGAACGCAAGACAAGCGGCATCCTCACACTCAACATACTGTCCGCAGAGGACGGAACCGCGCCGGAGGAGCTGGAGCCAATCGTGCGCCAGCTTCTCTGCGGCGTATTCCTTCAGCCGGACAACGCCCCGCCTTTCGCTCTGGCGTGGGCAAGAAGCGACGCATTCGACCAGCGCACGGACGGCGACGGTTTAATCACCGGCGCAACCGTGTCGTTCGACGTGTACGCATTCCCGTCGCAGACGACATCAGACCCCGACCCCGTCCTCGCCATGAACCACTACATCGAGGACATCACGCCGGAGGTTTTCGTTATAGGCGGGCGGAAAGCAATCGAGAACGAATTCACACCGACCGAGGACAATCCGGCGTTTTACTTCCGGCTGGAATCAATGCAGCTTCAGAGGGAAACGAACACGGTCGCATGGATGGACGCGGTCATAGCCTGCCACATCTTCGCCGGAGGCGAGGAGACAGCATGGCTAAAAGCACTCACCGACAATCTGGCACTTGCCGGAGAGGTGATCATGCTCGACAAGTCCCCGATGTTCATGCAGAACCTCAAGGCAGACAGCTCGCTCGACGCGCTCTCCACAGGACAGCTTCACCTTTATACCCGTTTCGGTATTTTGAGAAGACCGTCCTACAACCACCCTCTGAACCACGCGAACAGAGGCATAACCAAAGGAGGCGACTGATATGGCAACCAAGAGAGAAGCCGAGATGCCGAAGGAGGCGGAATACACCGTGGAGGAATTCACGGAAAATGCCGCTGCGGTATTCGGTGAAGCCGTATCGCCCGACATCGTAAAGACCGCGCTACGTCTGGCGGGCGTAAAGACAACCACAAAGAGCGCGGCAACCAAAATAATCAACGAATTTCGTAAGAAGGAGGTCAATTAACCTATGGGAACTTTCACCATTGGAGAAACCCAAGTCCGCCCCGGCGAATATCACCGCTTCGAAAATGCAGGCGGCATCTCCACCGCAGGTGCAAGGAACGGAATCGTGGCTGGCGTAATCCGCGCCAACTGGGGTCCGCTCGGCTCGGTCGTTGTATGTGAACCCAGCACCGACATCAAAGCCATCTACGGCAACGGAGAAACCGAGGATATGATCACCGAGATGCTCAAGGGAGGCAGCAGCAAGGGCTATTTCGTGCGCTGCGGCACCGGCGGCACCTGCGGCACAATCACCCTCACAGACGACGCGACCTCTGCGGTAGACGTTATCACGATCACCGCGAAGTACGTCGGCAAACGCGCATTCACGGCAAGCATTCGCGACAGCCTCATCAACGACAGCAAGAGAGAGTGCATCATCTACGACGGCTCGGCAGAATTTGAGAAGGTAACCTTCGCAAAGAATCCGACCGAAGGCGAAGCCTCAGCCCTCGTCGCTGCCTTTGCGGCTTCTTCCAACTTCAAAGCGGAGAGCGCAGCCAAAGGCTCCGGCAAGCTCGCAGCGGTAACGCAGAAGGCATTCACGGCAGGCACCAACCCGACCGTAAGCAACGACGCATACTCCGCAGCCCTCAACGTGCTGGAGGCGTACCCGTTCAATGTCCTTTGCGTAGACAGCGAGGACAAAGCGGTTCACGCGCTCGTGCAGACATTCATCGACCGCATCTATGCCGCAGGCAGCTACCCGATGTCGGTGCTGTCCGAGAAGCCCAGCACGACCAACACCATCGCCGCAAGAATGACCACCGCTGCGTCCTACAACGACAGCAAGATCATCTACGCACTGAACGGCGGCGAAGACACCAGCGGCAACAAGAAGGAAGGCTACATCAACGCTGCCAGAATCGGCGGCATCATCGCAGCCGTACCCGCAAACCAGTCCGTGACGCACTACGTGATCAGCGGCTATGCAGGACTTGCCGAAACACTTACCAACACCCAGATCGAAGCCGCGCTCCTCTCCGGCTGCATCGTACTCACGACCAACAGCACGGGACAGGTGTGGATCGAACAGGGTATCAACACCCTCATCACCCCGTCCGGCGACGAAGACGAAGGCTGGAAGAAAATCCGCCGCGTGAAGACCCGCTTCGAGCTTATGCAGAGAATCGGAGACACCGTCGACAAGCTGGTCGGCAAGATCAACAACGACACGGACGGCAGAGCGGCGGTAGTCGCAGCCGGACAGTCGGTCATTGACACGATGATCGCGGAAAAGAAGCTCGCCAGCGGATCGCAGATGTCAGAAGACGAATCGAACCCCGCAAAGGGCGACAGCGCATGGTTCATCATTGCAGTCGACGACATCGACAGCATGGAGAAGATCTATCTCACCTACCGCTTCCGCTTCTCTTCCGAGAACTAAGAAAGGGGGAAAAATAAATGCTTAACACCAGAGGACCCGTAGACAGCAGAAAAGTGCTGACGGGCAAAGACGGCGCATTGTACAACGACGCAGGCACCATGCTGGCGACCGTTGAGACTTTCCAGACGCAGGTCAACGTGACCAACGCGAAATACCAGCCCCTCGGCGATATGCAGGAGCATGAGGCACCGCAGTCCTACGCGGTGACGCTGACCTTCTCGCAGGTCGTAATCGAGGACGACGAATTCATCACCGAATTCATGAACGCGCTCAAGGAAGGCACAATGCCGATCTGGAACTTCCAGGGGCTTGTAAAGGGACGAAACGGCACGGAGCAGCGCATGAACTACCGCTCCTGCATTCCGACCGGCACAATCGACCTGCAGAACCTCTCCGTCGGAGACCTTATCAAGAGAGCGTGGAGCTTCACCGTCAACGAACCGCCCGCCCTTCAGAAATTGCTCTCCGCCGCAGATTAACCTGCAGCAGAAGCCCCGCGAGCCGGGGCGGTTTTCTGAATCGCTCCGGCTTTATTTTTTACAAAAATTCAAACAAGGAGGAACAGCGACATGGCTGATACCAAGAAAACACCCGAAGTCGAAATGGACGACGAGGTAAACAAGAACACTATTCTCACCTACGAGAACGACATCCTCGGCGGCTTGCTTGCCGCAGCGAACTACAAAAATGACGAGGACGAGATCGTCCCCGTGGAAATCGCCAGAAACGGCGTATTGCTTCTGCGCTTCCGCATCAGACCTCTCTCCGAGGACGAATACGTGAAGTGCAAGGAGCGCAACACCAAGTACGTCCGCAACAAGCAGATCGGCATCAAGGTACCCGAAGACACCGACACATCCGCATACCGCAGCGCACTCATCTACCAAGCGACCATCGAGGAAGACCGCGCAAGGGTATGGGACAACAAAGAGGCGCGGAAGCAGCTCGATGTTCTCTCCGGCGCACAGCTCATCGACAAGGTGCTGAAGCCCGGCGAGAAGGACGCGGTCTGCACGAAGATCGACGAAATCAGCGGCTACAGCTCCACACTTGAGGAAGTCGCAAAAAACTAATAAAAGCCGGAGGTAAAGCCACATTACTCCATCAGATATTCCAGCGACAAGGAATACCCCCCGACGAAGTGCTGGCAAAGCCTCGCGGCGTTCAAGCCTTTATGTTCGCCTCCACCTATCTGCGGGTGGAGGAAGAAAACGAAATCCGAGGAAAGGGGGAATCGTAAATGGCAGCGGAAACCTTCCGCATTGAAATACCTATCACGGTGAGCGACAACACCGACCCCGGTGTCAGCTCCGCCAAGAAGAAGGTTACAGCGTTTGACGAGGCAAACAAGAAGACCAAAAAGCGGCTCGACGAGATGAACAAGACCAAGTGGAAAGTCGCGGTCGAAGCCGTCGACAAAGTCACCAGCGTAATCAGCAAGATCGGCAAGACCGTGAAGGGCGTGGCGGGAAAAGCATGGAGCTTCACGGTCAGTGCAATCGACAAGGTAACGCAGCCGGTAAAGAAGATGATCTCCGTCATGGGAGACCTTCTCGGAGTGTCAAGCGCGGTTTCCACCGTTCTCGCAGGGCTGACGGTAAAGAACGCCCTGCAAGCATCAGCAGACATGGCACGAATGCAGGCGCAGCTCAAAGTCTCCGCAGGAAACATGGGAATCAATGAATCGGGCATCGACGCGATCATCAAGAAAGCCGAAGCCATGCAGAAGACAACCATGTACACCGACGAGGCTATGGTCGGCTCTGCCGCCGAGCTTGCAACCTACTTCGACGACGTGGATGCCATCACCCGCATGATGGACGTCGTCGCGGACTACGCAGCCGGTATGTCCGGCGGCGTGGAACTTTCCACTAACGAAATCGTGGACTATACCACGAACCTCGCCAAAATGACCACAGGAGCCTACGACGCAATGACGAAGAAGGGCTTCGAGGTCACGGACGCGCAGAAGAAAATCCTCGACAGCGGCACCGACATGGAAAAGGTCGCGGTCATTGAAAGTATCATCAAGGAGAACTGGGAAGGCATGGCAGAGGCAATGGCAAACACCCCGACCGGTTACCTCACGAAGATGAAGAACGCATGGGATCAGATCAGCGGCACCATCGGCGACAAGCTGACACCCGGTTTCACTTCCCTCTACAAGATGATCTACAGCAAGATGCCCGGTATCGAAAAAATCCTCGTTCGGATTGCGGAAGCAGCCGGAACATGGGTGGAAGACTTCGTGCCGACATTAAGCGACTGGATGGACGCTGCAATTGAGAAGGTGAACGCCTTCGCAGACAGGGCGAGCGAGGTATTCTCCAGCGACGAATTCAAAAACGCGGACTTTTTCGGAAAAATCAAAATCTCGTGGCAGAAACTCATAGCCGAGCCATTCAGCGAATGGTGGGAAAGCACCGGCAAGGCATGGTTTGCAGGAAAAATGAACCGAGTGGGCGAAACCATCGGCACAGGACTGACCAGCGGACTGCTCGCGCTGCTTGGAATTGACCTCTCACAGACGGTCGAGGACGGCACCAGCGTCGGCGGAGCTTTCATTCAAGGCTTCAAAAAAGGATTTGACACCGAGAAGATAACCGAAGCATTGAAGGAATGGGCGGATAAAAACAAAGAGATCGTGATCGCCATCGGCGCGGTGGTAGGCTTCAACCTCATCACCGGCATAGCCGGAAAGCTGAACGACCTCACGACGCTCATTAAGAACCACAAAAAGGACAGCGGCGGAAGCGGTGGTGCAGGAGGTCTCGGCGACCTCGTGACAAACTGCAGCACAGCAACCGTCAACGGAACCATCGTAAACGTCTACGGGCAGAAGGTCAACGACCTACGCAGCGGATCCGGAAGCGGTCTCGGCAATGCGCTGAAGAACTTCCTGCCGTCGCTCGGAGGCGCAGCGGTCGGCGGAAAACTTCTCACATCCGGCGGAAAATTCCTGCTCGGAAGCGGAGCAAGCACCCCTCTACTTACCGGCGGTGCGGCCGCAGGAGGCACAGCCGCCGCAACAGGTCTCACATCTGCCGGAAGCTGGCTCTCAAGCCTTCTGCAGCTCGGAAGCACGTCCTCCGTAATCGGTGCAGACGGAACGCTTCTCGCGGTGCAAGGCGGCGTGGGAGGAACACTCGGCAGTTTTGCAGGCTCACTCGGAAGCGGAGCTACAACTGCGGCAGGCGCAGCAGGCGTAGGCGCAGGTGCAGCAGGCGGCATAATCGGCGGCGCGCTCGGTCTGATTTCCTCGGCGGTGAACCTTTTCAAAGGCATCGGCAAGAGCAAGGAGGGCGACAAAAAGGGCGCACAGGACGAATACTGGAAAGCCGGAACGAAAGCCGGAATGGTCGGCGCAGGCGCAGGCATCGGAGCAGGCATCGGCGCACTCTTTGGAGGCGTAGGAGCAGCACCGGGCGCACTTATCGGAGCAGGCATCGGCGGAATCGTCTCGCTTTTTACCGGCGACGCGGCGGGCAAAGCCCTGTCGGACGGTTCTGACGAAGGCGGCTGGCTGAACAACGCATGGCAGGCAACAAAGAAGTTTTTCAAGGAAGACCTCGGAAAATTCTTCGGAGAGACAATCCCGAAGGGCTGGAACAGCTTCTGGGGCAGCATCGGAAACTTCTTCACAACCACAATACCGCAATGGTGGGGCGGCTTGAAGGAGAAGGTCTCGACCTTCTTCACCGAGACAATCCCCGAAAAGTGGGACGAAATGTGGTCGGCAATCGGAAACTTCTTCACGGAAGACGTGCCATACGCCATCGGTTACGCCTGCGGAAAGATTGAGGTATTCTTCACCCAGACGATCCCCGACTTCTTCACGGATTTATGGGACGGAATATCAACATTTTTCACCGACACACTCCCAACGTGGGCGAGTGGAATCTGGAACGACCACATCGTGCCATTTTTCACCGAAGACATCCCCGAATTTTTCAGCAACATCTGGGATGTAATCTCGACGTTCTTCACGGATACCCTGCCAACATGGGCGAGCGACGTATGGAACAACCATATCGTCCCATTCTTCACGGAAAGCATTCCCGAATTCTTCACAGGACTGTGGGATAGCCTCGTGACGTTCTTCACAGACACGCTCCCCACATGGGCATCGAACACGTGGAACAACAACATAGTCCCGTTCTTTACAGAGGACATTCCGGCGTTCTTCGTGGGCATCTGGACGGCGATCAAGACCTTCTTCACCGACACGCTGCCGACGTGGGCAAGCAACATCTGGAACAACAACATCGTGCCGTTTTTCACGCAGACAATCCCGAACTTCTTCTCCGAGGTTTGGAGCGGCGTAAAGAAGCTCTTCACCGAAGCGATCCCGACCCTTGCAGCGAACATCTGGAACAGCATCAGCGGCTGGTTCAGCAGTATCGGCGACTGGTTCGGCGATGTATGGGCGAAGGTCAAGGGTGCATTCGGCGCAGGTTACAGCGACGCGACCGGCAAGCACGCATGGGGCGGCATTATGAACTCCCCGCACGTCGGAATGGTCGCAGAGCAAGGACCCGAAGCAATCATCCCGCTATCACCGAGCAAGAGCGCAAGAGGGCTTGACCTCTGGATGAAGGCAGGACAGTACCTCGGCGTTCAGCCGTATGCAGACGGCGATATCGTCGGCGACACATCTACGCTCACCAGCGAGACCGTGACCACCGGCGCAGGCGGAAACCACTTTGACATCAAGCTGGAGATCAACCCCGAATTCATTCTCGAAGGCACAAGCGGAATGGACGAGGAAAGCATCGTCCGCCTCATCAAAGCACGAATCCGCGAAATGGTAGACGACATCGGCGACGAGCTGGCAGAGAAGCTGGCGCGGATATTCGCCAATATGCCCGTGAAAGGAAGTGCGTAACCTATGGACTTATACCTAACAGAGAAAGACACAGGCTGGCGGCTTTCCTTCTGCCTGCTTCCAGACGAAGTAAAAGCCAAGACCACCGGCAACTTCATCTCCTACAACTTCATCAACCGTGGCGAGGTGAAGATGCCGAACGGTCAGAAGCTCAAATCCTATTCATGGAAAGGCACTCTCCCCGGAGAGGGCATGAGGAAGATGCCGTTCATCAAACAGCACCTATATCACACCCCGAAAGAGATGGTCGCCTGCATCGAAAAGTGGCGCAAGAACCACACGAAGCTGACGCTCATGCTCACAGAAACCCCGCTGAACGTGGCGGTTTACTTGAAGTCATTCGACTACACCCCGACCGGCGGCGTCGGCAATTACGACTACAGCATCGAATTCATCGAAGCGAAGGACGTGACGGTTCTCACCATTGTCGAAGCCAAGACCACGCAAAGCAACAAGAGCAGCAACATCTCAAGCGGAAGCCGACCAGCAACCGCCAAGACGAACACCAACACCAACTCCGAGCAGACCAAGACATACACCGTCCGCAAGGGCGACTGCCTCTGGAACATCGCCAAAGCGAAGCTCGGAAGCGGCGCACGGTACACGGAGATATACAACCTCAACCGAAACAAAATCAGAAACCCGAATCTGATCTATCCGGGGCAGGTTCTCCTACTGCCGTATTAAGGAGGCGAACCGATGGTAGACGTAAGCAAAATAGCCTACAAGGTTTTCCTTCTGCGCGAAAACGGCGAGCAACTCGACATCACGGACATAGCGTCCGGCTTGAACTGGGAGGAAAACGAGGGAGAACTCGCACAGCGGGTCTCCCTCACTCTCGCAAACATCATGCACAAGGGCAGCAGAGTGTCGAGCCTCGCAAAGCCGAACTGCTACATCATCGTCAAAACCGAAATGGGTGGAAAGACGGATGAAGTGGCAAGGGGAAAGATAACCGACTGGACACCGACACAGAGCGGCACAACAGACGAAATCGACCTCACGGCTTATGATGAACTTTTCGACCTGCAGGCGAGCCAAGACAACCGCTACATCAGCGCGGGCGTTTCAACCAAGACCGCCCTCATGGGAATATTCGACGACTGGGGCATCTCCGTGGAGAAATACGACGGACCCACCGTCGCCAACGCAAAGACGACGTTCAAGAACCAGTATCTCTCCGACATCATCCTCGAACTGCTGGAAACGGCACACAAGCACGGCGCACGGCGGTGCATCGTCCGAGCCAGCAAAGGAAAGGTCTCAGTCATTCCCAGAGCAGGCAACGAAACAATCTACTGCTTCGAGGAAGCCAACAACCTCGAAATGGTCAAGTATAAACTCTCCACGTCCGAAATGGTGACGGTCGTCAAGGTCGTAGCCACCGAGGACGAAGACAAGCGGCAAGCGGTGGAAGCCGTTATCAATGGCAAGACCGAGTACGGCAAACGCCAGAAAATCTATGTCAGAGATAAAGACGACACGCTGGCAACAGCAACTGCGGCCGCAAAGGAAATCCTCGAAAACGAAGGAGAGCCAACCGTAACGATGAACCTCAAAGCCCCCGATATTCCGACAATCCGCAAGGGCGACAAAATCAAGATCACAAGCAGGGTCTACACGGGCTATGCGACAGTTATCTCGATCAGCCACGATGCAGGCAGCCGGACAATGACGGTGGGCGTCGAAAAATTCAAAGAGGAAACCGACAAGGTCACAGAGGCACCTGCTGCAGCAGCGTCGAAGGACTACAAGGTCGGCGACATCGTGACGTTCAACGGAGGATACCACTACTACACGTCGCAAGACGGAAGCCCCAGAGGCGGAAGAAGAACCGCAGGCAAGGCAAAAATCACAGTTATGGCGAAAGGCGCAAAGCACCCCTATCACCTCATCGGCGGCGCGTACAGCAATGTCGGAGGGAACAGCAACGTCTACGGATGGGTGGACGCTGGCACTTTCAGCTAAAGGAGGAACGTATGGACGAAGGAATGAACCACCTCGCAAGGGTGCTACACGGCAGAATCAAGGACAGCGAGAACGCGAACAGCGAACTCGTGCTTGACTTCGGCGTGATCCAGAACGATTATAGCCTCCTCACAAACACCTATCCCATAGCAATCCCGAAGACGGACTACCTCGTTCTGCGGCAACTGACGCTCGGCGACACCGGCGCGTGGTTGACGCAGACACCGTCTGCAGGAAGAAAGGGAGACGGTACGCATAGCCACGGAATGAGCGGCGCACACGACGAACACGTGACGGGCGACGGCAAGCACGAACACAAAAACGAAGCCCCACACGTCCACGGCGTACTTATTCCCGAAAAAATGAGGTGGCTGAAGCCGGGCGACCGCGTCCTCGTGGCGTGGGTCCAGCATGATGCAGTCGTGCTGGACATCATTAGACCGGCAACAGACATCGGATAAGGAGGCACACATGGCAGAAAAAAATCTCTTTCCCGTTTTCGACGTGCCAGAAATCGCAGAGCCGACGCAGGTGGAAAACCGACGATACAAGCCGAGCGTTTTCTTCGATTTTGAAGCGGGAGACTTCCGGCTCGATGGTGCCTACCGAATGACCCCCTCCACCGGCAAGGAAGCCTATATGCAATGGTGCCGCAAGGCTGTAATGACCGAGCGCGACGCATTCCTCGCATACTCGACCGACATCGGAATCGAGGGCGAGGCTGCCCTTGCAGAAAGCGACCGTGCCGCCGTGGAATCAGCACTCGAAAAAACCATCACAGAGGCACTCATGGTCAACACCCACACGGAGTACGTCCGAGACTTTGAATTCGCGTGGAGCGCAGACGAACTGCGGCTCACGTTCACAGTCAAGGGCAAAGAGTGGGAGCAGACGACCATCAGCGTCCTCTATCAAAATTCAAATTAAGGAGGCGCAAAAATGGCAGATATAACACAATTCGTCCCGCCGTCGTGGTTGGAAGACCAGGACGCGGAAACGATCCACGCCAGAATGATGCAGAGCCTCCCGGAAGACATCGACGATACAGAAGGCGGCTTCCCGTGGGATTTCACGAAACCGGCGGCACTCGAAAAGGCGGAGCTGCTGGAATTCAACCTCATGGAGACCGCGAAGATCATGCATTATATGTTTTCCTACGGAATCTACCTCGACTACCACGCGGCAGGCTACGGAATGGAGAGAAAGGGCGCAAGCTATGCGTCCGGCACGGTAACCGTTACCGGTTCGCCGAACACGGTAATCCCTGCAGGTTTCCTCTTTGCCGTTCCAGCCTCCGGCGACAACGCCGCGATCACCTTCTCCACGCTTGAGGAAGCAACCATCAGCACGGACGGAACGGTCGACATTCCTGTGCAGGCTACCGAAGCAGGAACCGGCGGAAATGTTGCAGCGGACACCATCGTCATTATGGCGTCGCCGACCATTATCGGAATCAACCGCATCACCAACAGCAGTGCAATCACCGGCGGTGCGGCAGAGGAAGAAGACGACGCACTCCGGCAGCGCATCAAGGAACGGCTCGAATCGGCTGACGCTTCATTCGTCGGATGCGACGCAGACTACAAGCGGTGGGCGAAGGAGGTCGATGGCGTGGGAGAGGTCATCGTCATACCCGAATGGGACGGCGCAGGAACCGTCAAGGTCGTCGTTTTCGACGCGAACGGGCAGCCTGCAAACGCCAAGACCGTGGGAGACGTCCTCGACTATATCGTATCGCCGGACGACCGGGACAGCCGAAAGGCACCTATCGGAGCGACGGTCACCATCGTGGCACCGACAGAAACAAAGATCAACGTCGCCTGCAATATCACCTTCGAGCGCGGAGCAAACCACGCGACGGTGATCGCAGCGATCAAGACGCGGCTGAATACCTACTTCGACCAAGCCAGAGAAGCCGGAGCAATCAAGCGGAACAAGATCGGCTCGACGATCATAGGCACGGACGGCGTGGCGGACTACGACACGTTACTCATCAACGACAGCAAATTCAACAGCATAGCGGTCGCAAAAGACGAGTATCCAACTCTCGGATCGCTTCAAACCGAAGGCGTAATAGACACAACGGCGGAGCTGTTCGAGGGCGGTGAGAGCGATGGCTGGTAAATTCGACATTGAAAACTTCCCGAAAAGCGAAGCTGCCAAGCGAATGATGAGCCGCGTCTCCCCGATTTACGAAAACTCGTATGTCGGAAAGTGGCTCTTTGAAGTCATGGGCATGGAGTGGGACACGGCGAGGACGCTCGTGGAAAGCCTCCGAATGCAATGCTTCGTAGAACATTGCACGTGGGGTATGCGCTACTGGGAGCAGAGGTACGGCATAGAGCCGGGCGAAGCAAAAGACCTCGAAGCCAGACGCGCAGCGGTTATAGCAAAGCGAGGCAAGCAGCAGTCCCTCACTCCGGCGACGCTGGAAGACCTTCTCGAAGAACTTACCGGCAGACAGGTAACCGTCACCGAAGACAACCCGAACTACCGCTTCAAGGTGCAGATCGGAGAGGGCGACAAACTGGTGGACTATGTGGCGGTGATTACAAAGGTAAACACCGTCAAGCCGTCCCACCTCGCCTACTCAATCGAGCTACCGCGAAAAGGGACACTTCGCCTTTACTTCGGCGCAGCCATGCACGAAGTGAAAACGATCACCTTCACCGATTACGACAAGCGCGGCGTAAGCGATGCGATATGGCTGGTAGACGAAAACGGCAACGCGCTGGCAGACGAAAACATGAACATCTTCGTCGAATAACCGAAAGGAGGAATCAAGAACAACATGAGCTTAATACCTCAACTCACAGACGCAGGGCGAGGTTTACTGATTGCCGCGCTTTCCGGCAGTCCGCTCAATTTCTCGAAAATTAAAATCGGGAACGGTGCCGCACCAGACGAACCACAGTCCGGCGACTACTGGTACGACACCGACAACCTCGTGCTGAACCGTTACAGCGAGCAATGGAATGATTGCTCCCGACCGTTCACCGCAGCCGAAGAAGCACCCACAAACCCGTCAGACAACGACCTCTGGTACAAGACGGACACAGAAACGCTCTACTACTACGGCGACGGCTGGAAGGTCAGCACCCAGACAATCACCTGCGCGACAACACAGCCGGACAATCCGCAGCAGGGCGACTATTGGTACGATACCGCGAACGAGACGCTTTATACCTACGGGCATAAGTGGAACAGCAAGACGGACATCACCATCACGTGCGCCCAGAACGCGCCAGCGTCGCCGTCAGCGGGCGTTTATTGGTATGACACAGCAAATACCAAGCTGAACATTTGCGCCCTTGTATGGGGCGAAAAAACGGGCGTAGCATTGACCTGCGCGGCGACTTCCCCCGCTTCGCCTTCGGTGGGCGACCTCTGGTACGACACAGAGAACTCCGCGCTGAAGAAATGCACAGCGGCGTGGACGCAGAAAACGGGCGTAAATATCACTTGCGCCGCAGAAGCCCCAGAAAGCCCTGCAAGCGGCGATTACTGGTACGACACCACGAATACTGCACTGAAGAAATACGACGGCACAGAATGGCAGGCGGACGCGCAAGCGTTCTATTACGGCGAGACCGCGCCGGAAACACCTACGGTCGGCAACTGGTGGTATGACAGCACCGCCAGCCAACTCAAAGCATACTCGCTCACATGGCAGGCAGACGCGCAGCCGTTCACCTACGCAAGCACCGCGCCGGAAAACCCCGCAAGCGGTGACTGGTGGTACGACAGCACGAACAGCAAGCTGATGGAATATGCGCTCGGCTGGCAGGAGGACACGACGCACACCTTCAACTACGGCACGACCGCACCGGCAACCCCTGATGTGGGCGACTGGTGGTACGACACAAGCCTTCACGTATATGGCGACGGATGGAATCCCGACAACGAGCAAGCGTTCAGCTACGGATCCGCAGAACCCACCTCGCCCGCAGACGGAAGCTGGTGGTTTGATACCGCAAACAGCATTCTCTACGAATACGGGAAGCTCTGGCAGCGCGACACAGGCGACACCTTCACATACGCAGCCACAGCACCGGCGAGAGCCTACGACTTCGACCTATGGTACGACACGACCAACGCCAAGCTCAAGGAATACTCGACTGGCTGGGTGCAGGACACAGAAAAAACCTTCACCTACGCCGAGACAGCACCCGAAAAGCCGGGCGCAGGCGCGTGGTGGTTTAGCACCGGCGACAACTCGCTCTACGAGTACACCGGCACACAATGGAATCGCAACTACACCACATTCTCGGTCGGAGCATCAGCACCGGCGACGCAGGACGCGCTGACAGACCTCGTCAACCCGATCCTCACAATCGAAATCACCGACATGACCAAAGGCTCGAACTACGTAAGCATCACCGGCAGCTTTGACAACAGCGAGGTGACGTCCGGATTTAACTGGGCTGAAACTGGTATCTTCGCAACGAACGAGGACGGGAAAGAACTTCTGTACGCCTACTGCCACACCGGCGACGAGTACGAATTCATCCCCGCCAACGACTGCGGAAAGACGCTCGGCGTAAACCTCACCCTGCTGGTCATGGTGGGCGATGCGGAGAACGTCAGCGCGGTAATCGGAGAGGGTACGCTTTACGCAACCAGAGCAGCCCTCGAAGACCACAAGCGAGACTTCAAAAACCCACACGGCGTGACTGCAGAACAGATCGGTCTGGGCAACGTCTCGAACACATCGCCGGAAGATACGGTCGTGAGCTACGACACCGCCGATGCTCTCACAGAGCCGGAAGCCGGAGATAAAACCTCCGTCGTTTTCGGAAAGCTGAAGAAGGCGATCAGCAACCTCATTATTCACCTCAAGGCGGAGAATCCGCACGGAATCACGCCAGAGAAAATCAAAGCAGCGGAAAAGAACCACCAGCATAAAGCCTCGGACATCACGACCGGCATCATCGGACCCGAACGAGGCGGCACGGGAGTGCAGAGCATGACGGAACTCGCCGCGAAGCTGGGGTCGCACTTCTCCGTTCCCGTATTCGGCGTTTACAGCGGCACAGGAACGGTCAAGCGGCTGATTTCGCTCGAATTCACACCTTCCGCCGTTTTCGTCTGCAACGGGCGCGGAATGGTGGGCGACGACATCGACGGCGTATGCGGTGGGCTTTGCGTCGGCACATACGGTCTGCGAACCCGTCACTGCACGGCACAGAGCCACGAAACCTCGTGGAGCAACAGCGACACCGCCATGATGATCACCACGAACGGCTTCTATGTCTCGTATGTCGCAAACAACAAAATCGCAACGAACAAGAGCGGCGAGACTTATCGCTACATCGCGTTCAGATAAGGAGGCAGACATGGCAACAGTAAAAATCACAGACAAACAGAGTACAGAAAGCGTAAAAAGCAACGCCAGCGTACTCGTAACCCAGCTGGAAACCGCAGGCGGAGCGACGAAAGAATCGCTCCGCAGAGCGACCCTCGCCGCCTTCATTAAGGCATTGAGGGACAACGGTATCAATGAGGGCTACAAAACGGCAGACGACATCGAAGCGATGTACCCCGACCTTGTCAAGAGCGTGGACACCATCGAGACCGGCATCAGAATCACATTCTGGGACGATACCTCCACGGACATCGAGATCAAGAGCGGCGGTCTGGCTTTCGATGCCATCTCCTACGACCAGAGCAGCGGCTACCTGCACATTACCATGAACGGCGAGGACGTGGTAGACCCCTGCTTCATCGGTGGCGGCGGAGGATCCGGCGGAACAAGCACGGTCGTCAAGCTGGAGAATCTCACCGGCTCGGCATCGCTCACCGTGGCGCATGGTGAATCGGTGAACATCAGCTTCAGCTATTACGACTACGACAGCGCGGGAGAATTCACGAACAGCAGCGGCGCACTCGAAGTAATCGTAAACAACCAGACCGTGCTGGCGAAGAACATCGCCCAGGGCAACCACACCATCGACATCGGCTCGTATCTTTCCGAAGGCACGAACAAAGTCAAAGTGAAGGTAACGGACGAAGACGACAACTACGGCACGAAGACATGGACGGTCAATGCCGTCGCGCTTTCCATCAGCGCGACAATTGACGACACCGCCATCAACACGGGTCCGCTGGTCTTCCGTTACACGCCCATCGGCAACAACATCGAGAAGACAATTCACTTCTTGATCGACAACGAGGAAATCGCCACGGCGAGTGTTACCGCTTCCGGCAGACAGCAGACGCAGTCAATCCCCGCGCAGAGCCACGGAGCGCACCGCCTCAAGGTTTATGCCACGGCGACCGTCGACGGCGTAAGCGTAACCAGCAATACGCTGGAATACGACATCATCTGGGCGGAAGCCGGGAACTCCACGCCGATCATCGCCTGCAGCTTCACCGGCAGCGCGACGCAGTACAGCACCGTCGCAATTCCGTACCAGGTTTACAACCCCGCAAGCCTCACCGCGAGCATTACGCTGGCAGTAAACGGCGTGGCGGTATCAACCCAGACCGTGGACAGAACACGCCAGACGTGGAACTACAAAGCGGACACGGCAGGCACGGACACGCTGACAATCACCTGCGGATCCGTCGTGAAGACAATCACCCTGCAAGTAGCGTCCAGCGGCGTCGACATCGAACCAATCACCACAGGGCTGACACTCGACCTCAATCCGCAGGGACACACCAACAACGACACCGACCGCGCGTCCTTCGGTTATACCGACGGGAACGGCACAAACCATCCGCTGACCTTCTCGGACAATTTCGACTGGGAAAACGGCGGCTTCAAGACCGACGAGCAGGGCGGCACCTACCTCTGTATCAAGTGCGGCACCAGCGTAACCTTTGACCGCTCTGTTTTTGCAGACGACGCAATGAGAAACGGCAAGGAACTCAAGCTCATTTTCAAAGCGACGAACTGCCGGAACTACGACGCGGAAATCGGCTCCTGCCTTGCGGACGGAATCGGTATCAAACTGCAAGCGCAGAAGGCGACAGTATCCTCCGAGCAGACCACAATGGAAGCGCAGTATTGTGAGGACAGCCGCATCGAAATGGATATCAACATCGAGCCGGACAGCGCAGACAGAATCATGATGCTGTGGCTTGAAGGCATTCCGTCCAGAGTGGCAATCTACGAGGCAAACGACAACTTCACGCAGGACACTCCGGCAAAGCTGAAATTCGGATCGAACGACTGCGACGTCTGGCTCTACCGCGTCAAGGCGTACAGCAACAGCCTCACCAAGAACGAGGTACACGAAAACTGGATCGCAGACGCGCCGGACGCGGAAGAAATGCTCGCCCGCTACCAGCGCAACAACATCTACGATCAGAACGGCAATATCGACATTCAGAAGCTGATCAACGCAAACCCCGACCTCCGCGTAGTGGAAATCGAGGGTCCGAGAATGACCACCGGCAAAAAAGACCCCGTCGTGGGCAAGATCAAGCACACCCTCAAGAGCGGCGGCGCAACTCACACATTCGTCGCAGAGGGTATCAGTTTCAAGGTGCAGGGTACATCCTCCGCGCAGTATGGAGAAGCCGCATACAACCTCGACGTCGACTTTAAAAAAGCGACAATGTGGCAAGATGGTGACGGAAACGACATGACGAGCTACGCCATGACCGACAACTCCATCCCCGCAAAATACTTCAACATCAAGCTGAACGTCGCAAGCTCGGAGAACGCGAATAACATCGTCATGCAGGATGATTATAACAACTTCCAGCCGTATCTCAACCCCGCCAGAGTGGCAAACCCGAAGGTCAGAGACACGATGGAAGGTCACCCCTGCGTGGTCTTCTTCACCAACACCAGCGACGAGACAATCACCGTCAGCGCGAGAACCCTCGCCCCCGGCGAAACGATGCTCTACGGCTGCGGCGACTGGAACAACTCCAAGAAGAACCTCGAAGTATTCGGACAGCAGGACAACCCGAATCAGTGCTGCATCGAGATCAGCAACAACACGAACAACCAGTGCCTCTTCAAGAGCGACGACCTCTCCACCGAGGCGTGGGACGGCGACAGCTCCTTTGAATTCAGATATCCAGACGGCGGCTCTGGCGCTATGAAAGCGGCGTTTCAGCGTGTTTTGTCGTGGGTGGTATCGACCGACAGGACAGCGGCAACCGACGCGAATCTGCCGGAAACAAAGACATACGGCGGCGTAGCCTACACGAAGGACACGGCGGCATACCGTGGTGCGAAATTCGTCGCAGAGCTGGAGGACTACTTTATCAAAGACAGCCTCCTCTTCCATTACCTCTTCACCGAGAGACACGCGCTTGTCGATAACCGCGCAAAGAACTGCTTCATCAGCACCGACGACGGTATCCATTGGGACTTCACGAAGGACTACGACAACGACACCGCAGACGGAAACGACAACGAGGGCGGTCTGACGCTGACATACGGGCTGGAAGACACCGACCAGATCGGCTCGAAGGACGTATTCAACGCCTCCAGCTCCGTCCTCTGGTGCAACATCAGAGACCTCATGTATAACGACCTGCGCGAGATGTACATCAAGCTGGAATCCAAAGGCGCGTGGGACGCAGAGCGAATCCTCGCCAAGTACAAGGCGCACCAGTCGCCACGCCCCGAAGCCCTCGTCATGGAGGATATGTACAAGAAGTACATCCATCCCTTCACGCACAGCGGTGCAAACGCATACCTCAAAATGCTGCTCGGCACGAAGGAAGACCAGCGGCGGCAGTTTGAGATTTATCAAGAGAAGTACATCGCGTCGAAGTACAGAGGTTCAAAGGCAACGAGCGACACAATCACGTTCAGAGCCTACACTCCGTCAACATGGCAGGGCGTGGCACCGAGCAGCAAGATCACGATCACGCCATACGCCGATATGTACGTCATTCTGCACTCCGGCTCTGGAATCGTCAGCCAGAGAGCGAAGCGGAATACCGCATACGAGCTGACCTGCCCGATTGATACGCTGAACGACACCGAAATCTACATCTACAGCGCATCGAACATCGTCAGTGTCGGCGACCTTGCGCCGCTTTACGTCGGCTACTTCAACGTCGCGGCCGCAAAGAAGCTCCGCTCCCTCAAGCTGGGTGACGGCACTACCGGCTACAGTAACACGAACGCCGAAGTAATCACGGTCGGCAACAACACGCTGCTGGAAAGCCTCGACATTCGGAACTGCCCGAACATCGTGCAGGGTCTCGACCTTACCGGCTGCGGCGCGCTTCAGACGCTCGAAGCCGTAGGCTCCGGCATCACTGGCGTATCATTCGCGCGAGGCGGCAAAATCAAAAAGGCGCACGTTCCGGCAATCAGCAGTTTGTCGGCAATCGCGCTGAAAGACCTCGAAGAACTCACGCTGACGGCTTATACAGCTCTCCGAACCCTTCGCATTGAGAACTGCCCGACGATCAACGAAAAGACCATCATCGAGACGGCGACAGGGCTGACGCGAATCCGCGTCCTCGGCGTGAACTGGACGCTGCAGAACACCGATCTGCTCGACCGACTGGTAGCCCTCAAAGGTCTGGACGAAAACGACCACAACCTCGAAACATCGGTGTTGACCGGCGCGGCTTACGTCCCCGTTATGAGGCAGGCGAAGCTGGCAGCATACCGCGCAGCGTGGACAGACCTCGAAATCACGTATCAGACGCTGGTGCAGCAGTACCTCGTAACCTTCAAGAACTACGACGGAACGGTTCTCCACACCGAATATGTGGACAGAAATGAAGATGTCGAAGACCCGGTAACCGCCGGAACGATAGCGACACCGACACGTGAAAGTACGGTCAGCACAGTCTACACATACAGCGGCTGGGACGGCGACCTCACGGCGATCATCGCGCCGAGAATACTCACCGCAACCTACAGCGAGACACCGAGGCAGTACACCGTCAAATGGTATTCTACCGTCGGCATTGTGATGGATACGCAGACTGTAGACTACGGCTCGGAAGCCATCTACGCCGGGGAAACGCCGGAAAGAACAGACGAAGAAGCACAGGCTATCTATTACCTGTTCAAAGGCTGGGATAAGAGTACTGGCTACATCAAGGGAGACACCGAGGTGTGGGCAGTCTGGGAACGCGGCGAACTCCCGAACGCGGGAACGCAGCTCAAGGACATGAACGCAGCGCAGATCAACGCAGTAATCAAGTCCGGCAATGCGGCGAACTACTTCTCGTTGAAAGACCGCGTGGCAATCACGCTCGGCTTTAACCCTGCTTATAGCAACGTCGAGTATACCGACATCTGCACCGAGCAGGTACTGGACGGCGCGACCTGCATCGACACCGGCATTCAGCCGTTCGCAAACGGCATCGCGGATCCGTGGACGCTTGTCGTTGACCTCGAATTCAGCGAAAAGACCAGCGAGCAGACCGCTCTCTGCTGCCTGCAGGAAGACGGGTATATGGGCTTTAAGGTCAAGTACAACGGCGGACCCTCTATTCAGTGGTCGACCAACAGCTACAACAGCGGCGCGACGACCTACCGCGAGATTATGATCATCCGGCACAAAGCAGGCAGCCGCAACGTTGTGGTTTACAGCTCTAAGGCATACACCGACCAGATCGACACACAGGAACTGACGAAGACCATCGACACGCAGACGAACGCGCACCTCTACATCGGCGCGACCGTTACCGACGGTGGACAGCAGGGCAACTTTGCATCCGGCGTCATTCACTCCTGCCGTTACTGGAAGGGCGACCTCGGAGACACAGACTGCCGCAAGATCGTGAGCTGGCCGCGCGAAACCTACATCTTCGAAGTCGGCAACTTCGGCGCGTATTACCTCGCAAACAACAGTATCCAGAAGACCAGCGTGGACTTCATCTGCGCTTCACTTTTGGAGCGGCTCAAGCAGATGAACACCACCGGCAGCAACGCCGGAGGCTTCTCCGCAATGCCACTTTACACGTGGATGCAGAACCGTCTCTACAAAGCATTCCCGCAGGAATGGCGACTGATGATGAAGAACTGCACCGTCAAGGGCAACCAGTACGTCGACGGAACAAACGGAAACGTGCAGGCGTTCACGGCGTACCTCTGGGTACCGTCCTACAACGAAATGCAGGGCAACAACGCCGAGCCGTGGCTTTATGAGGGCGAATGGGTAACCTTCTTCACGAACAACCAGACGCGAATCAAATTCCAGGGCTATGCGCTGCCGGAAGGCTACTCGATTTACACATCGGGAACAGACCCGGCACAGAACGCCGCCAACACCATCAAGGAAGGCGACCTCTGGATCAACACCAGCGAAAGCTCGCGTGGATATGTCCGCCGGAACGGCGCGTGGTTCGCAGCTTACTACTTCTGGCTTCGCGGCGCGTCCGTCACGAGCGCGACGAGCTTCTGCAGTGTCGGCACCAACGGCAACGTCAACGTTTGGGGTCTGCCCGCGCTTCTCGATCTAAAAGGCGCAAGCCGCAATCCTCAATATCTGCCCCGCGTGAGTCGGGGCAGATAAACGGGAGAAAGGAGAAAAAATGTCGGTACTCAAAAACAAGCGAAAGACAGCGTTCTCCGAATTCGAGCGGCAGATGCTCCTGCTTTGCCGGTACACAAAAGACCGGCTGAACACGGTACCAGCCCGCTATAAAAAATTCGTGAACCCGAAAATCTACGACCCGACGAACAAAGCGTCCACCGCCGTGATACTCGCAAACGAGCAAAGCCCCCGAACGGCGCAGGGACAAAATCGGCGGCTCGCAATGTTCAAAGCGGCAGTCCAGCAGCTCATGAGCCTGCAGAAGCCACTCATCGCGGTATGGAATCTTCTCGACATCGAGGAGGACAGCGCAAAGCGGTGGGCGGACATGGTCAACCGTGAATTCGCACTCATCTGGGGCGTTACGAAATGGGAGGAGGAAACAAAGCCAATGATCGTCGCACTTCCAAAGCGCAAAATCGGAAAACTGGAATTCTTGAAGACGATGGCGGAACTCCACCGCTTCACCTACACGAAGATCGGACACGCGCCGAATCACTGCAAGGACACAATCAGCGACCGCATCGCAGACTTTATCAACACCGCCCTCTGCGAAATCGTTCTGGCAAACCACAAGATACCAGAGACGAAGGCAGAAGCAGCCGTGAGAGCGGCGCACATTCAGTCGGCAATCGACAGCCTCAACGGTCTGCAAAGACCGCTGCTGGCTCTCTGGGTAATTCAAGATTACAGCGAAAACGAGATGGACGAATGGGCGGGACTGATTGACAAGGAGCTGAAGCTGCTGGAAGGCTTGAAGGCAGCGGACGCGGAACGGTACAAAAATCTCAAGTGAAAGGAGAAAAACGGTGGCGTTCTAACAAAGGTTCGCAGCTTACAACTTCTGGCTTCGCGGCGCGTCCGTCACGAACGCGACGAACTTCTGCAATGTCAACAACAACGGCAACGTCAACAACAACGGCAACAACGCAGCCAACACGAATGGGGTCTGCCCGCGATTTTCATAATTCAAGTAACCACGTATGACAGGGTGAAAACATTCAAAATTATGAGAAGGAGAACGCAACCGTCCGAGAGAAACCCTCGGTAAATTCATAGCCGCCCTGCCAAAAGGGCGACACACCACGACGGTGTCCTGCTACGGTCGGGAGGACGCTTCTTGCATGGCAAAGCGGCGACCGCCCCGCCTTGTTTCATTCCCGATCCGTTTACTCGGCAGTACGGCGACCAACCAAAAGCCGGAGGTAACTCCGACCGGCGGCGACAATAACCAGCCGAGACAGGTGCAGTCGAGACTTCATCATTATGACCAATCAAGAAAGAATCCAAGCAAGGATCGCTCGAAGCAAAGCCCGCAAGGCAGAAAAGCGAAAGCCACTGCTCGCCGAATGCGGAGATTTTCGGAGCGTTATCACAAACCAAAACCTCCTGCGTTCCCTTCAGAAGCGCAGGAAAGAGACAGAGTGGAAAGGAAGTGTTCAGTCCTACATAGCACACGCCATCGTGAAGAACAAGCGAGCGAAGGACGCGCTGCTCGAAGGCAGGATGAACGTCAACCAATCCATAAAGCACCTCGTTATTCACGAGCGCGGCAAGCGACGGGACTGCCACGCAATCATGATTGACAGCCGAGTGATACAAGGCGCGGTCTGCGACAGCAGCATCACACCGCTCACGCAGCCGTCCCTCATATATGATAATCCCGCCAGCACCAAAGACAAGGGCGTAGAATTCGCACGGCGCAGAATGAACCACCACCTGCGGCGGCAGATTGCCGAAAGCGGACCCGACTTCTATGTTTTAGTTTACGACTTCTCCGGCTACTTCGACAGTATCCGGCACAGCCTCTGCAGAGAGAAACTCCGCAAGGCAGGACAGGACGAAATGCTCGAACGCTTGACGATGTACTTCATCAAAATGTACCAAGCGCAGGACATCTCGCTCATCACGGACGCAGAGGAGCGTAGCCGAAGATATGAGGAACTGAAGCACGACAAAGCCACCGGCGCGACGCTCGGCAGTCAAATATCACAGGACATGGCTCTGGTCGTCCCGAACGACCTCGACCACACAATCAAGGACATCTACCGAACGAAGCACTACCAGCGGTATATGGACGACGGCAACGCAACCGGCACGAAGGAGCAGCTCCGGCAGCTTTACACGGTTATCGCCGACATCTGCGACCGCCTCGGATTGAAGCTGAACAAAAAGAAGACCCACATCGTCAGAGCGCGGCGCGGTTTCACCTTCCTCAAGGTACGCTACACCGTGACCGAGACCGGCAGGATCATCAGACAGATAGCCAAGTCCAGCATCGTCCGAATGCGCCGAAAGCTGAAGAAATTCCGCAAGAAGGTAGATGAAGGGCTAATGAGCCTTCAAGACGTTTTCATCTCGTTCATGTCATGGTACGGAACGGTGGCGAAAATCGCCAAGACCTACCGCCAGCGCAAGCGAATGCTCAACCTTTACAATAGGCTATTTCACCAATATAAGACAGGAGGAATGATCGCATGAACTACTACAAGGTAGTCGCCAACGGCAACGTAATCGACGCAAACTTCATCTTTTTGAAGTGGCAGGAAAAACACGAAATTCTCATCGGGTGCGATGCCGCCGAGGCGCAATTCATCCAGTCGTCAGACCAAGCAAAGGTCTGGCGCACACCGTGGCTACACCCTGCGCCGGAAGCCGCAGGGACATACGAAACGGTGGAAGCAATCGAAATCACGGAGGAAGAATACTCCGCGATCAGAGAACAGCTCGACGACGGTCAGACCGTCACCGAGCCAGAGCCGGAGGAACCACAGCCGACTGAACCCGACGAGGGCGACGACACCGGCGGCGGTTCCGGTGAAACGGTAATGTCCACCGCCGAGATGCGGAGGATTATCACCGAGCAGGCAAACACCCTGCAGGAGCAGGCAGAACGGCTCGAATTTCTCGAAGGCTGCCTGCTGGAGATGTCGGAGGTCGTCTACGATGCTTAGACGGTTAATATTCCGAATTTTATACGGAAAGGAGGTGCAAACAATGATGGCTATGTTATGGGCGCAGAAAATCATCCTCGGCAAGAAAACCTTCGCGCAGGTGCCGAAGCTGCTCAAAGACCAGGTTCGTGAAATTCTCGAAGAAAGTGGTCTGAGTGAACTGGCAGCAGAGTAACCAAAACGGAAGGAGCGCAAGAGGCAATGAACACACTCGAACTCATCGACCGCCTCTGCGCGGTCACGGCAGCCCAAGCGGACATAATCCGCAAGCAGGCGTTCTTCATCGAGAACTGCAAAACCATCGACGAAGAAGCCAAACGACATTATGCAGACCTGCGTGGAACCGTTGACGCGGAGCTTGATCTTCTGGAGATCAGGCTCCGTCCTATCCACAATACCGCCTGCAGAAAGGAGGACGGTAATGGAAGTGACGATCATAGCCGCGCTGATTAGCGCAGCATCCGCAATTGCGGTCTGCATCATCAACAACAACGCAAACCACAAGAAACTGCTCACCGAACTGGAAAAACGGGACGCATTGCAGGCGTACCGCATCGAGCAGCTCGAAAAGAAGGTTGACAAGCACAACCATCTCGTCGAGCGCACCTACCAACTCGAAGAAGCAATCACGCTGGCGAAAGAGCAGATCAAAGTCGCCAACCACCGAATCGAAGACCTCGAAAAGAAGGAGGTGACGTGACTATGAAAAAAGAGCCAAAGCACATTCGAACGATGGATATCATCCTCGTCGTCGTGGCGACTGCCCTTCTGATTTTCACCATTACGATGATCCAGCTCTTCAAAGAGACAGGAATGATACCCGACACGCTGGTAACCTGCGTATTTGCCGCCCTCGGCGGAGAATGCGGAGCGATGGCGTGGATCAAGACAGCGAAGGAGCGCAACAAGGAGAGAAAGTGGGAGGTCGAAGACCGAACACACGCCGAGGAACGCGAGGACGCATTGACGGAACAGCAAAACCGACAGGAGGTACAAAATGCTGAAAGGAACAACGAACGAGGAGAGGATATGGAACTTCCTCACTTGTAAAGGTCTGAACAGCTTCGCCGTCGCGGGGCTTATGGGTAACCTTTACGCCGAAAGCGGTCTGCAGCCGAACAATCTGCAGAACAGCTACGAGAGATCGCTCGGCATGACCGATGCCGAGTACACTGCCGCCGTTGACAACGGCAGCTACAGCAATTTCATCAAGGACAGCGCAGGCTACGGTCTGGCGCAATGGACATACTGGTCGCGCAAGCAGAACCTTCTGAACTACGTCAAGAAGGCAGGCAAGAGCATCGGAGACCTCGAAGCACAGCTCTGCTTTTTATGGCAGGAGCTGCAGGGATACTCCGCGCTGATGAAGACCCTCCGCAACGCCAAAAGCGTCCGTGAGGCTTCGACAGCCGTACTCCTGCAGTATGAGCGACCGGCGAATCAAGGCGAATCCGTCCAAGCCGCCCGCGCTTCCTACGGGCAGAGGTACTATGATAAGTACGCCAAAACAGAAAAGGAGGAAACCTCTATGTCAACCAAAATCACCACCGGCGCACAGCTCGCCGAAAAGGCGATCAACGTCGCCAAGAATTACAAGACCCTCTACATCATGGGCTGCTTCGGCGCACCCATGAACGCCGCAAACAAGGTCAGATACACCAAAAACCACTCCTACAACAAGGACGCAACCCGCACGAAGATGATCAAAGCCGCCAGCGCGGACACCTTCGGCTTCGACTGCGTCTGCCTCATCAAAGGACTGCTCTGGGGCTGGTGCGGCGACACTTCCAAGACCTACGGCGGCGCAGGCTACGCAATCAACGGAGTGCCTGACATCGGCGCGGACACGATGATCACCAAGTGCAAAGACATCAGCACTGACTTCTCGCGCATTGAGGTCGGCGAGGTCGTCTGGATGCAGGGACACATCGGCATCTACGTCGGCGGCGGGCTTGCTGTTGAATGCACACCGAAGTGGGCGAACAAAGTCCAGATTACCGCCTGCAACTGCTCCAAGAGCGGCTACAATACGCGCAACTGGACGAAGCACGGCAAGCTGCCGTACATCTCCTACACCGGCAAATACGAGAGCGTGAACGGCGGTACGACCACCGTGAAGCCCTCCGAGCCTTCACAGCCTACCAACACCACCGGCAACTTCAAAGTCGGCGACATCGTCGAATTTACCGGCACGAAGCACTACGCCAACGCCAATGCTGCCATCGGACCCGCCTGCAAACCGGGCAAGGCGAAGGTGACTGCTACATACAAGGGCAAGCACCCGTACCACCTCGTCGCGGTCAGCGGCGGCGGCTCTACGGTTTACGGCTGGGTGGACGCAGCAGACATCAAGACCGAGACTGCCAGCACACCGGTACAGCCGAAGCCGTCCACCAGCGGCACCTCCGAGACCGTCTATACGGTAGTCAGAGGCGACACGCTCTCCGGCATTGCCGCCAAATACGGCACGACCTATCAGAAGCTGGCGCAGTACAATGGCATCGCGAACCCGAACATCATCAGCGTCGGGCAGAAAATCCGTATCCCCGGAACAGCCACCCCAAAGAAGTCCATCGACGAAATCGCCCGCGAGGTAATCAACGGAAAATGGGGCAACGGAGCAGACAGAAAGAACCGCCTCACGGCAGCGGGCTATGACTACGCCGCCGTTCAGAGCCGCGTCAACAAGCTGCTCTAAAGCCATGACGGCGGTAAAAGCCATTCTGGACGCTTTGCTACTCGTTGCAGTTTTCGCAGTCCCCGTGATCTGGATCGTCGCCCTTTGTAACTGGGACGGCAAATGCCCATGCAAGCCGGAAGACTGTGCGGACTGCCCGTACAGCGGAACAGGATGTGAAATCGACCCAAAAACACACAAAAATCAGACCGACAACGGTCACTAATAAGAAAGGACAAACACCATGAAAGAAATGCTTATGTCGCTGCTTCAGGCAGTAATCGCCGCAGCGGTACCCGTTATCACGGTTTACCTCTGCAAATTCCTCAAGACCAAGAAGGACGCAACCGTCAAGACCACCGAGAACGAAACGGCAAAAGCCCTCCTCTCACAAGCCTTCGATGCAGTCTGCAAGGCGGTCACCAGCACCAATCAGACCTACGTGGACGCGCTGAAGAAAAGCGGCACCTTCACTATTGATAACCAGAAGGAAGCCTTCCAGAAGTCCTACGAGACAGCCGTCAAGATCATGAGCGAGGAAGCGAAGACTTTCATCGCTACGGCTTACGGTAGCCTTAACGACTGGCTGACCACGCAGATCGAGGCACAGGTCAAGACCCAGAAAGACGGCGTCCTCACCGTCGGTGGACTTATCGCGGAATAAAACTCTCGAAAATTGAGAAAAAAGTCTTGACAAAAAATCAGACCCGTGATATACTGGCGGAGGGGAGGGGGTCTAAGGGGGAACGGCGACCCTCCATAACGCTGTCCCTGCGACCCTCCCCCCCTTGTGTATTGTGCTTGAAAATGCCCCAGAAGTACCCGCGAATCTTTGTGTGGTATTTCTGGGGCTTTTCTCTTGACAATAAACCGACGGTGGTTTATAATGTATCTCGGAAATTGAGAGAAGCCTGCAAGGATAAAACAGGAAGCGGCAAGCAGAGACCGGCGGGAAGCAGCCAACGGCTGGGGAACGCGACGAGGCACAGACGGCGGTACGAACGGCAACCTTGCAAGCCTCCCATTTCCAGAAAAAAGGATACAGAATGAAATTCTACTTTGCAGACCGCATCGGCGGAACACCCAGAGAAATGACGATGGACGAAGTGCATCAGCACCTCTCCGAAGGACAGATCAGAGAGGCAATCGAAGCCAAGCAGGCAGACCCGAATGAGGAAGTCAGCTACATGACGGTCGGCGGTTATATCATTTGTGATTTTTAAGGAGGACTGAACGATGAGAGACACAATCAAAGCCAAAGACGGATACCACGTCGTAAAGGTCAGAAACATTGCCACCGGCGAGGAAGGCTACCGCATCGACGACGGATGCAATCCACTCTTTGTGGCGCAGAAGCGCAGCTACGAGGACTACAAGGACGAAGAACGCCAGAACGAAATGTTCAGACGCTGTGAAGTCTTCACCACGGTCAAAGGAAACCAATTCATCTACTGGCGCGATGAGGAAATCGACGCGGACTACATCACAAAGGTTCCGAAGGAGGAGCAGAAATGAAAGTAATCGACTTCGTGAAAAAAATAAACCACGACAGCGACGACATCCCCGTCGAAATTAAGTGCGGAATCAGCGACACGGTCGCGGCTGACAAGAGCCTATGGCACTACGCGGCGCATTGCGGAATTGAAGCCGACCGCAAAATATCCAGCATCACAATCTGCAAGAACCAGATCACAATTTATATCAAGTGAGCCGAAACGCCCGCGAGGGCGTCCGCAGGAGACCGCCTCCCTGCGCTGAAGATGGCAGGCGAGAAAGGAAGCACAATGGAACACAAACGCTATATCGTAGACGAACGCGAGATTGACCTTCTCGACCGCTACGAAGGAACAATGGCACAAAGAAAAGACCCTCACAGATACGACACTTTCCCGAAGGAAACGCTCGCTACTTTTTGCCGAATGAAAGACCGCTCGAATGATCTCTTCTTCAGAAGGTACGAGGGCGCGAAAGAGGTTATAGACCTTATCGCAAAGCAAGTCGGCATCAACCCGAAGAACACTGGATACTGGCTTTATGCCCCAGACGCTGACGGAACATCACCCATCGTAAAAAGTATAGAGGAATGGGTCAGCAGAAGCGGAGAAAAAGCGCAACTCAAAAAGCGGCTGCAGGAACTCGAACAAGAAAACGCTCTCCTGCGTTCGCTTATTCAAAAATAAGGAGGAATCATATTGAAAGAACTATTCGTTGACAATTTCGCCGGAGGCGGCGGAGCTTCGACCGGCATCGAAATGGCAATCGGGCGCAGCGTAGACATTGCGATCAACCATGACCCCGATGCCATAGCGATGCACAAGGCAAACCACCCCGCATCAAAGCATTACTGCGAGGACGTCTGGCAGGTGGACCCTGTCGAAGCCTGTGCCGGAAACCCCGTCGCGCTGGCGTGGTTTTCGCCAGACTGCAAGCATTTTTCTCGCGCAAAAGGCGGGAAGCCGGTAGACAAGAACATTAGAGGACTGGCATGGGTCGCCATCAAGTGGGCATACACAGTGCGCCCGAAGGTTCTGATGCTTGAGAACGTCCCCGAAATTCAAACGTGGGGTCCGCTCGGAAAGGACGGCAAGCCTATAAAGGAACGCGCCGGTGAGACTTTCATGGGCTTTATTCTCGCCTTGACTGACGGCATTCCCGCATGGCACCCGGCATACCAAGAGATGTGCGATGCGCTCTCAATCGAACCGACATCGGAAATGGCGCAGAAACTGCAAAGGGGGCTGGGATACAAGGTACAGCACCGAACGCTGAAATCCTGCGATTATGGCGCACCGACGACAAGGACACGCTTCTATCTCATCGCCCGTTGCGACGGTCGCCCCATTGTCTGGGCAGAACCCACACACGCCCCAAAAGACAGCGAAGCAGTCAAGCGGGGACTTAAACTGCCGTACCACACCGCCGCCGAGTGCATCGACTGGTCGATACCCGCGCAAAGCATCTTCGAGCGCAAAAAGCCGCTGGCAGAAAACACGATGCGGAGGATCGCGCGAGGTATTCAGAAATTCGTAATTGACAACCCCGAACCGTTCATCGTGACCGTCAACCATTCCGGCGAAGGCTTTAGAGGACAGAGTACGGATGAGCCGCTCGGAACTATTACGGCAAAGAACGGATACGGCGTGGTCACGCCGACGATCATGTGCAACAACACAAACAACGTCGGCGCGAGCGTCGAGACACCCCTCCCTACCGTCACAACAGGAAACCGCAACTATCTCGTAGCCCCTTCCATCGTTCCCATCGGATACGGAGAGCGCGAAGGGCAGGCACCAAGAGTGAACAAGGTCGACGAGCCTCTCGGAACGGTCGTAACAAGCGGAAAACACTACCTCGTCGCCCCGACGCTGATCCAGTACCATAGCGAGACCGCCAAAGATGAAGTGCGCGGGCAAGAGTTGACAGAGCCACTCATGACGCAGGACACCTCGAATAGATATGCCCTCTCGGTGGCACACATCATGAAGAACTACGGCGGAGGATACAACGGCGCAGGAAGCGCAGCGGATGCCCCACTTGACACGGTCACAGCCAAAGACCACAACTCCCTCGTTACCGCCCACATCATGACAATGCGGAACAACATGGACGGTCAGCCCATCGACGAGCCGCTGACAACCATCTCCTGCAGTGGAGCGCACCACGCAGAGGTTCAAGCATTCCTCGTGAAGTACTTCTCCACAGGCGCGGCAAAATCGGTCAATGAACCGCTTGATACGGTGACGACAAAGGATCGCTTCGCGCTGGTAACCATTCACGGTGAGGAGTACATAATCACGGACATAAAAATGAGAATGCTTCAGCCGCGCGAACTTTTCAACGCGCAAGGTTTCCCCAGCGACTACATCATCGACCACGATGCGGACGGACACCCATACGTGAAATCAAAGCAGGTCGCACGGTGCGGAAACGCGGTCACACCGCAGGTACCCGCCGCCCTCGTCAGAGCGAATCTGCCGGAGGAATGTACGCCAATCACCACAGACCGCAAAGCGGTAAATTCATAAGGAGGGATCACCATGAAAAGCATGACACTCACCACCTGCGGCACAAGCATACCGAGAAACATTCTCGAACTTGCCGCAGAGATCAACAACAAACTCGGAGACCAAAACTTCACCGTCGCCATCCGCGACGAAGACACCGGCAGAGAATATCTCATAGAGCCGCACGAAAGGAGGATGTCGCATGACGCTGAAAGAGGCAACAGAAGCCGCCGAACGCTGTGCGCCCGTCACGCATAACGGGATCGAATATACCAGAATCACCGAGGCTGGATACCAATATGATGCGAACGGGAAACGCTCGCCGTTCGTCCAGCTTCTCGACAGATGCGAACACAGCGTAGCATACGCCGACCCGTCCCGATGTACGACAAAGGAGGCGACGGAATGATCTGGATAAAATTCTACCATCCAGACGGTCGAGATCTCGGAGGGTACACCCTCCTCGGAACCTTCGCCGGAGAGCTTCAGAACACAAAGGAACTACTCGCGGCAGAGAACGGCATCAAACCGGAAGACATCGAGGTCAGACTTGAAGAACGCAAAGGAGGCACACGATGAAGAACCGCCTCTTTGATGAAAACGGCATAGCCCGAACACGACCGCCCACCGGCGACAAGCCACACCCGAAAGGTCGGGCAAACAAGCAAGCAGAAAAGCAAGCCCGCGAATACGAAGTATGCGGCAAATGCACGAAGAAACGATGCAGTGGAACAGACACCTGCGTCAAAAAGAGAATGAAGGAGGAACTCAAAGATGAAACAGAAACTTTATAAGGTCAAGGTGCAGCGTCCGCTCTTCCCGCCGGACGCGCCGGTTCTGATTTACAGCAAGTGCGGGACAATTCCGCCGACGCAGCTCCCGAACGAGGGTGCGCTGAAAGAAGCCCTCGGCGACGACCAGAAGGCATACTTCGAATGCAGCGTGGAAGGAACGATCCTCCAGCTTCGCAGAAGACTGCGCCACCAGCACTGGTAACCCGAAAAGCGAGATTTTCACGTTAAACACTCATTATTCAAGAAACCCATTGTAAAAACACCGCCGCCGTGCTATAATATAAACCAACGGCGAAAAAGAAAAGGAGGACACACCGCATGGCATACGGACGACCGATGAAGAACGGAACGCGCCGCGTTCCCGTAACACTTCACATCCCCATCGGAATGCTTGAGACCATCGACGACTACGTAGCGGACTACGCGCAGACCAGCGGTACCGCTTACAGCCGGTCGGATTTCTATAACGAAGCCGCCGTCGCTTTCCTGCAGAGCAAAGGAATCGACCCAGAGGGCGAGCGTAACAAAAGCGTAACAAGAAAACCGACAGTCAATCCCAATGAGGATAATATAAATAATTAAAGCACAAACACGGGGCGAAAAATAGCCACGTATCACCTAAAGATAAACCACCACGAAAGAGTGGGAATGAGAACCAAAAAGCCGAAACCCCTTATATATCAAGGGATTTCGGC